AATTACGCTGGACACAAAGAAAAATATGCTTGCCGAATTACAGTTGCTTATAGCAAAAGAATTCGACTTGCAAAACAAGATTGCAAAGTTGGAGAGTGCGGAAAGCGGAAGTCTTTTTATTGATCGAGTTGTCGAGGTACAGACCCCAAAAGGGCAGGAACGATTAAATCAACAGCTTGAAAAGCTGGCAAGCCTGCAAGCGGAAGAAGAAGCCTTGCGCTGGGACATGGATGTTCAGCAGGGAAAACCGCCCACGAAGCAACAGCAAAAGCGCCTTGAAAGCCTGCAACGGGAGATTGCGGCCTTGCAGGACACCACGGGCGACCGGGCGCGGGAGTTGGAAAAGGCCGCATACAACACAGCAACCCGGACAGTCATTCAAGCAAGCGCCTTTGATCGTACAATGAAGCTGGAAGCGGAGTTGAACAGAATTCACGGGCGCATTATTAAACTGCTTGATTCCATAAAGGGCTATGAATTAGAAAGCCGCCGCGTCCGCCTTGAAGAACGCAAATACAACCTTGCAAAGCAAAAGTTATCAGGCGCGTTCGACATTGACCCGGAAACGGGAGAGATCAACGACGAACAAGACGATTTCGACGCGGAATTAGAGGCTTGACGGGCCGGAAGCGCGACCCGCCGCGGGTCCTTTTAGCGCCTGAACAAAGCCTTGCGGGTTCGGGACCCCGCCGTTTTTTTAGCCACGAAATTTTTTT